AGCAAAAAGCAGATAATGTCAAATAATACAACAAATGACAAAACATCTAGTCCTGCTGATGCACTAAAGAAAATAGTCTTAAATAAAGCAGATAAAGCCGCATCTAATATACCTGGTTATACTAAAGTAAAAAATGTAACTAAAAAAATAAAAGACGCTGGTTTTTCAGTAGATGTAGGTAAAGATAAAATTGGCATTTCATACAAGAAAAAGTGGTAATGCCAACTATTAAAGTAACAGGAGATATAAGTATGGTCTTAATACCATTACTAAATGAATACGATCCATCACTACCGCTAACTGATCCTTATTCTCAGTTAGCTTTGTGGGGTGGGACACCGTATGTCATTAACCAGTGAAGATAGAGACGCAGCCACAAGGCTAGCAATATACCAAGCACGAGACGATCTGTTAGCATTTATTATGCTAATGAATCCTAGTTTTAGTGTAGGGCCACATCATAGAGTTTTATGCGATCAATTGATGCGCATTGAGAATGGAGATATAGATCGTTTAATGATCTTTATATCACCACGTTCTAGTAAATCATTAATATCATCTACATACTTTCCAGCGTGGGTACTGGGACGTAATCCGTATTGGCAAGAAATTGCCGTGTCTCACAGTGATGACTTAGCTACAAGATTTGGTCGTGCTATTCGTGACATCATAAACACAGATGCATACGCATCTATATTTCCAAAAGTTAATATTCGTAAGGACAACCGTGCGGCAAACTCTTGGGCACTAGAACATGAGAAGAAACAGGCAGGTTCATTCCTTGCAGCTGGTTCAGGCTCAGGTATTGCAGGTTTTGGTGCCCATCTTGCGATCATTGATGACCCTATATCAGAGCAAGATGCATTCTCTAAAACACGAAGAGACAGTTTAAATGAATGGTATTCCTCTGGTTTACGTACAAGACTTATGCCTGGTGGTAAAGTTGTTATAGTTATGACAAGATGGCATGAAGATGACCTAGCGGGGCACTTACTAAAGCTAGAAGATAACTCACCCATGTCAGATAAATGGGAAGTGGTCAGCATACCTGCCCTAAATACTACAGAATCTTTAGAAAAACTAGAAGAAGGCCGCGAAAAACTTATAGAACAAGGATATTTGTCCCAAGATTTTACTACTTTAGACCTTGGTGAGTCATTTTGGCCTGCATCTGACCTAAAAGACGGGTTTTGTTGGACAACTGAAGACATAATTAGGACTAAAAACAACACACCTTCGTTTAAATTTGATGCATTGTATGGACAAGCGCCATCTTCAGAGTCTGGAAACATAATTAAACTAGAATATTGGCAAGATTGGACAAAAGATGAACCACCTGATTGTGATTATATTATACAATCTTGGGATACCGCATTTTCTACAAGAAATACCGCAGATTACTCTGCTATAACAACATGGGGTGTATTTTCAGATGGTATATCACCACCAAATTTAATATTATTAGGTGCAGAACGTGGTAGATGGAATTATCCGACACTTAGAGAGAAAGCAGTAAAAAAATGGACAGAGCATAAAGCAGATTCTATTTTAATTGAGAAAAAAGCGTCAGGTCAATCATTAATACAAGATTTGCGGTTAGCAGGTTTGCCTATATTTGAATTTAATCCTGATAAAGATAAGATTACAAGAGCCTATACTATAACAGGTTTATTTCACAATGGTAGAATATATGCGCCATTTAAAAAAGATTGGGCTATGGATGTTATTGATGAAGCAAGAGCATTTCCAACAGGTAGTCATGATGATTATATGGATACAATTTCACAAGCTTTATTATGGATGCGTAATGGTGGATATGTTTCTAATAGTGCGGATACATGGCTTGACAGTCAAGAAGAAAACATATATAATAGACAACGCAAACGTTACTACTAACAGGCGACAATAAGGATACATATGGCCGTTGAGAAAAGAATACAATTAGAAGATGACATTGGAGTACAATTACCTGAAGATGGTGCAATGGATTCTAATATGGAAGTTACATTAGAAGACCAACAAGAAATAGCTGCTGCAGAAGCTATGGGTATGATACCACAAGAAGATGGTATGGAATTAGAAATAGAAGATCATGAAGCTAATTTAGCTGACATGCTAGATGATCAAGAATTAAATCTTATAGCAATGGAATTATCAGAATCATTTCAAAATGATAAAGATTCTAGAGAAGACTATGACAGCATTGCAGAAGAAGGTGTTACACTATTAGGTTTACAAGATGAAAATGGTGATGAACCTTTTCCAGGAGCATGTGGTGCAACACATCCCGCTTTAACACAATCAGTTGTAAAATTTCAAGCAAAAGCTTATAAAGAATTATTTCCTACGGAAGGGCCAGTACGTACACGTATTATTGGAGCACAAACTCCACAAAAAACAGAACAAGCAAATCGTGTTAGACATTTTTTAAATTATCAAACACAATTACAAATGCCAGAGTATGGCCCAGAGTTAGATCGTTTATTATTCTATGTTGGGTTATATGGTTCTGCATTTAAAAAAACATATTGGGATGCAACATTACAAAGACCACGTACTCAGTATGTTAAAGCACAAGATTTTTATATAGACTATTATGCATCTGATTTAGAAACAGCAGAACGTTTTACACACACGTATTCAATGTCACAAAATGAAATACGTAAATATCAATTAGCAGGAATGTTTAAAGATACCGAAGTTATGGATTCTCCAATGGATGGTGAATCTAATGCCGAAGAAACAGCTAACGAAGCTGTTGGTGTATCCAGACCTTCTATGCAAAAAGATCGTGTAGAAATATTAGAGATGCATGTTAATTTAGATTTACCTGGATTTGAAGATGAAAATGGTATTGCATTACCTTACATTGTTCACATGACAGATGATAATACAATTTTAGCTATTAGAAGAAACTGGAATCAAGATGATCAAGCAAAAAAGAAAAAACATTTCTTCACTCACTTTACAATGATTCCAGGATTAGGTTTTTACGGATATGGTTATTTACATTTAATTGGTGGATTAACTAAAACAGCTACGTCCTCTATGCGTCAATTAATTGACGCTGGTACCTTTGCGAACTTGCCAGGTGGTTTCAAGGCACACGGTCTCCGTGTCCTTGCACCTGACGAGCCTATTGCACCAGGTGAATGGAGAGAAGTAAATAGTCCTGCGGGCGATCTTGGTAAAGCGTTACAACCATTACCATTTAAAGAACCATCTGGAACTTTATTTAATTTAATGCAATACGTCGTGAACACAGCAAAAGAGTTTGCAGACTCTAGTGATCATATTGTAGACAATGCATCTAATTATGGGCCAGTTGGTACAACTATGGCATTGTTAGAACAATCATCTAAGATGTTTAGCGCTGTGCACAAACGTTTGCATTCAGCCCAATCTAAAGACTTACGTATTTTAGCAAGATTAGATCATGAGTATCTACCTGATATGTATCCATACGAAGTCGCAGGGGGTGCACAGCAAGTTTTCAAACAAGACTTTAATTTAAAATCAATTGATGTAGTTCCAGTAACTGATCCTAATATGCCTAGTGAGTCACACAGGATTGCAAAAATAAATGCAATCATGACTATTGCTCAACAACAACCACAGTCATACAATATGGAACAAATTGGGATGGAATTATTCCAAGCAATGGGAATTGATGAACCTCAAAGATATTTAAAGAAAAAGCAACAACCTATTAGTGCTGATCCTATAACAGAGAATATGGCAGTAATGAAAGGGGCACCTTTACAAGCTAAACCTGAACAGAATCATGATGCGCATTTAGTAACCCATGCTATGATGTTACAAAATAAAACGTATCAAGGTAATCCTCAACTTGTCCAATTATTAACATCACATATACAAGACCATATGGCAATGAAGTATAGACAAGAAATGATGCAAATGATTCAAGATCCGCGTATGCAACAAATGATTATGGCAGGCCAACCATTGCCTCCTGAAATAGAAAATCAAGTAGCATTGATGGCAGCTAATGCAGCAGATCAAGTTAATAAATTAGATATAGAAAAAGAAAAAATCTTATCTGGTGAGAAAGACAAAGAAGATCCTGTTAGCAAACAATTAGAATTACAACAAATGGAACTAGATCTTAAACGACAAGTTCACATGGATAAAATTTCATTAGAAGAATCTAAAATGATTATTGATGATGAGAATAAAGATGAAGATCGTTTGCTTAAAGCAGAACAAATGAATATGAAGTTTGCTGGAGATGTAGCAAGAGATGCTAAGAAAACAGTAAGCATAGCAATGAAAGGTATAAATAAAAATGTCTAAAGATAAAAAGAAAAAAAATCCTAGTAAAGGTAATCCAAGATCCGCAGGTGGTGATAAATATGGATTAGAAAATGAAGCAGCATTATTAAAAGGTAAAGGAAAAAAATTAATTTCTAATCTTAAAAAAGGTGATATAAAAGCTATTGGAAAACAATATGTCGCTGGAGATATTCCTTTAACAGTTCCTTCTACTTTTAAACCACAAATTAAAAAACTTAAAAAAAGTAAGCAACAAACCAATAGAAATAATAAAAGGCCATAATGGGATTATATGCTAACATACACGCTAAGAGAAAGCGTGGAGGTAAAATGAAAAAGAAAGGTGCAAAAGGGGCACCTACTGCTGCTAATTTTAAAAGAGCAAAACAAACTGCAAAGAAAAAATATGGCAAAAAAGAAAAAAAGTAAATCTACAGTTAATAAAGCAGGTAATTACACAAAACCTGGATTGCGTAAAAGAATTTTTAATCGTATCAAAGCACAAGCTTCACA